GCCTATGTAAACGTATCTATACTGATTGGGATAAAGAGAAACTACTGAAATATCTGCAATTCCTAAGTAAGGAACAGGAGTTTTCTAAGCTAGAATTCGCACCATACACTATTGTTTACTACCAGGAGACTCGTTGATAGTAGCTTGTGATGTCGTAACTTCTCGTATTTGTTACACGCTATGCATAGTGGGCATAGTTGTTTAAGACCCTCTAACGGCCATTAAATTGCTTACTAAGCAACCCTCAAGTTAAGGTTTAGAGTTGGCTTGAGCGACCAACTGGTTACTTATATCAGTAATCGTTGTAGTTGTCTATCCTTGGGTCTTGAATCATATCTTCTATATGTCTTAAATTCTCTTTACGTGCTAAATCACAATCAACCTGGAATTGGTATTCTTCTAGCTTCTTTCTATCTTCTAAACGTTTCTGATAACACTTAGCATCACGACAGGCAATTTCTTTACTGTTGTCGTAATCGTAATGATAATGCAGGTATATGACATTACTCATTTTCACACTCGTGTATTAGTTCTTTGGCAATCATCTTGTGACAGTTTTTACACCAAATATATGTAGCCATTATTTCATATACAACTTAATCGCCATAGCTAATGACGCGACACTTATAAACGCCCCAGCAAATAGACCTACTATGAATTGTTGCATTATTTAATTCCTTTCATACAAGTTTTACAATAACTAGCTGCATAACACCAACCACCACAATTAACGCACCTTGATATAAGTTCTAACATACGCTTTCACCCACTCCCAAATCTGCATAATACCAAGAGTAAGTATCCCACCAATTAACAAACTAATAACAGCTTCTCTACCTAAAGGTGTTCCCATTTGTTGCCCCTGTCTTGACTTAGTGTTTTTTTTCTACTATCTTTCTTGCTTCTTCCATATCATCACGATTATGAAAGTTTGATGCCTTGTTAAGTAAGTCTTGTGAAATTGAGAGTCTCAAGACTTGCTCAAGCTTGTATACGTCTTGTGGTTTCATTCGCCCCCCTTTCTTAGTCTTATTGTCGCATAAATAACACTAATAACACCAGAAACACACCAACAAATGCCGTAAATACTTCCACTTATTTTACCCCCATTTTCTTAGAACATTGTGGAAACGCTTTTTCAAATCCTTGCTTTTGTACAAGCTTCTGTGCGCGTAGGAGTTGTTCACGCACAGATGCTCGAGCAGGGTCACCAGTTCCCCCGACATATACCCAACTACGATTATCAAACTGAAACAAGCCTCTATATTTGCCTGTTCTGTTAATCGCTTCTGGATTTAATGACGACTCACAAACGGCTATTTTCCGATAGTCGCTTGGTAGTAGCTCAACGTCACTAAAATATGGGTTCATTAAAAGTATCTCTAAAATTGGTCTGTCTTCCAATCTGCAGCTGCCATTTCAGCCTGTTCGTGGCTTGATGGAAGTCTAGAAGCGTTTAACCAGGCACTAAGGTTATCTGCCAATTGTTGTTGATTATCTAATTGGTTTTTAACAATTGTGTATGGTGCGAATTCTAGCTTAGAAAACTCCTGTTCCTTACTTAGGAATTGCAGATATTTCAGTAGTTTCTCTTTATCCCAATCAGTATAGATACGTTTACATAGGCTATGCAAGAAGTTTATTTGCTTTTCTGTGGCAACCCTGTAATGGCCAAAATGGCTCATTTCTAAGCCTTGCTCTTGTGCAGATACCTGAACGGGGGTTTCTTGGCTAATTTTGCCCTCTACGGCCTTTTTAGGGCTATCTGGTGGGGTTTGCCAAGGGTCGTTTTCTGGGTTCACGTTACGTTGGACTTCCTCTCGGCTAGCAATACCTTTAGTCACGGCAATACCGAGGGCAGCTATAGCTCTTCCCCAGGCCGACGTTTCCAATACCATAATTTCAGACCCTCTAGCAAATCCTTTAGCAGGTACGCGTTCCCAAGCCCAACCACTTGCATAATTCATTTTGTCTCTATCTGGGTATGCAAACGCTTTACCATAAATGTATGTTTCGCCGTTAAATTCCAGTACACCTTTGTATTCGAAGTGTAAAGTGCCCTCTGGGAATTTGTCGTAAAACATTTGTATTCTGTCTTTAACTTCTATGTAGTTCTTTAGATAATCCACTTAGTTGACTCCTATAAATAGTCCGTAAAATTCTTGCAATTGCGCTAGCTTGTTTTCACAATCGCATTTCTCAAAAATGCACCTAGTTCTATGGTAATAATCCATAGTGTGGTAGGCGTGTGCTAAGAGATGAGAGATTGGATACCAAGTTTTATCCATATTGCCCCTTTCGTTAAGAAAAGGTTAAGGCTTACCTGTGTCAAAACACGGCATTGAATTATAACAATTTGATAACGGCTTTAACGCCAGAGTTCGCCCTCAGCTATAAAAGACCCATCTTTATTAAAAGGCACAAGCTCAGGTTTAACTATGCCGTCCTGCTGGTACAAGATTCCAAAGCCTGCCTGCCAGTTAGCGTGTCCCTCTTTCATATAACGCATACCAGAAGAATTAAGGTCGCATAAATGCCCCACTTCCATACCCCAAAGTGTTGAAAGATTTCCGGCAAATCCGTGACTTGCAGAACTAATACCCTGTCTATGTGTGTGACCACAAACAACATTCTTACCTGTTCTTGTAGCTAATCCAAGAGCTGTTTGTCCTGCGTGATTGTAAAGCCTACCCTCATCGCCGTGACCCATAATTACGCCTTTAGCAACTTCTGTTAAAGACCTGTTGTAAGTAACTTTAATATCTTTATCGTTGTAACCTAAAAGGTTTTCAATCTTAATTGCATCTATAACACTAAACGCTGGTGCGTGACGACTTATGTATTTTTCAATTCGTATTGTGTGATTGCTTCGTTGTATTTGAAAAGGCTTACTGCGTCCAATAGCACTACGGAATTCTTTGAGTAAGCCTTTTAAACCTATTATATTCTTTTGTAATGAACCTTCAAACTCTAGGGCTGTTCCACGTGCATAAGTTGATATTGTTTGGCAATCAAGTTCATCACCAACACAAAGTAATTTATCTGGTTTAACGTAGTTTATGTAATCTAAAAGGCTTTCAACGTAAGATTTTTTAATGTAAGGATATTGCAAATCTGATATTACGACGTAACGTTTAATAGTTACCTCTTTCGTTTAGGCTTGCCTAACTCTGAACTAATACTATCTATAGTACTACGAATTTTGACAACATCTAACTGTAGGCGTGTCACTTTATCTGATAACGAACTTCCACCATTGGGAAACAATTGCGATTTCATTTTAGTAATCTCTGAAGTTGCTTTAATAACCAAAACAAGAATAGTAATAAGCAACCCAATGATGCCAATAAGTTCATTTATCATTGTCCGTCGTACCAATTTGGGTCATAAAAATCATCATCTTCATCTTCGTCAGGTGCAAGAGTAAATTGGTATTTTTCAGCTGCATAGTTAATCATTCCAAAAACTGAATGTTGTGGCATATCTTCATTAGCCATAATCTTGATTGTTTTCTTTTTGCCATCAAAGACTTCTAAAAGTGCAACGAATCCAACTATAAGTTTTCCGTCTTCGTGTGCTTTGTTAATGACTTTAATTAACTCACTTGCCATTACGTCTGGTAGTTCAATTGTTTGTTTCTTAGCTTTAGGTTTACTCATATTCCAAATACCTTTCCGTTAAGGTCGCCTGATTTAGTAAAGGATATATGAATATGTGATACGTGAGGGTTAGAGCCTTTGTAGACACGCCAAGCCCAATTTTTAAGTGGTGAGGCTATTCGGTGTTGGTGAATTACGTAACTAATCCTTTTGTCGCCTTTAAGTGCAATTGTCTTAATCTGTTCGGCTAATAACCAGGATTCTTTAGATGAACCTTTAACAAGGTCTGAGTCAATATCTATAGCACGTACCCAACCTTGTTTATCTGGGTTGTGGTCTGACTTACGTGCGTTGTGTGCTGTGTCGCCTATCCAGCCGTCTGAGCGTTTATCTCGCTTAGGATACTTAGCGTTTATTTCAGAGCGTAATTGCTCAGCTGCTTTACTTAACTTTGGTTTTGGCATTAGGGTTCATAGCTCCCATTGAAGCAGCTACAACAGCACCTAATACAGCTCTGTAATCAAGGGCAAAGTCTGTTGCTTGCCAAGCTGCTAGGAAAGCAATTGCAGCTAAAGAAAATTGTTTGTGGTTAAAGGATTGAAGCAAGTTCATCTTTTGTTAGTCCTGCTATTTCTGCTAACTTTTTAATAGCAGATTCTCTGGCTTCTTGTTTGGCTTTATACTCGGCTTCGAGTAGTGCTGATTCTGCTTGACGTGCTTTTTGGTCAATTAAAAATGCTTCTTTATCAGCACCAGTAAGTTCAATAACTTGGTCGTCAATACCGACCATAATTTTATTTGTTGTAGCCATACACACTCAAACTTCCTGTAATAGTTCCTGATGATGGAAAAATTGTAAAACCTGTAAAAGAAGTAGTAGCAGCAAATACACCACCACGAAACGTAGCAATGTAACTTGTTGAATCGTGTTGGTGACCAAGAACGGAATGTTTTGTAAAATCAGCATTGAAAGGTTGATACACCTCAATAGC